CGACGAGGGCCGCCCGCTCAACATCAACCCCACAGTGCTGGAAGTGCCGCCCGCGCTTGAAGACATCGCCAACGCGCTGATGAAGAACGACCGGCTCGAAGACGGCAAGCCCAACCCGTACAAGGGCACCGCCGAGGTCGTGGTCAACGCGCGCCTGACCAGCGACACCGCCTGGTTCCTGCTCGACACCACCAAGCCGGTGAAGCCGCTGGTCTACCAGGAGCGCAAGAAGCCGGTGTTCGTCCAGCAAACCACGATGGACTCCGACAACGTCTTCATGCGGAAGAAGTTCCGCTACGGCGCCGAAGCTCGCGCCGCCGGCGGCTACGCCTTCTGGCAGATGGCGTTCGGCAGCACCGGCACCGGCAGCTAACCACCGATCCCCGTAGCGCCAAGGACGGCGCCCCACCGAACACCGCGAACCTGCCGGTGGATAGCGGAGTAAATAACCACAACGGCTAACCGGATCCATTCAGCCCCAACGGAGACACCCCGATGGCAGCGAAAGCAAAAGCCCCGGCCAAGAAGGCCGCCGCCCGCAAGGCCCCGGCCAACAAAGCAACGGCGACCCCGGCCCAGGACACCAAGGTGGAAGGGACCCAGGCAGCCGCCGGCCAGGCGCCGGTCGAGTCCACGCCTGGCGCGGACGACGCGGCCGCGCAGAACTCGGACACCGCCGGCGATCAGACCGGCGACGATCAGCCCAAAGCGGCCGGACAAGCGGACGCCGGCGCCGCCGGGTCCGACGACGACCAGGCGGGCACCGGCGACCAGGCCGGGGGTGACGACGGCGACCAGGACAAGAAGGATCCCGCGCCGCCGGCGCCCGCCGCGAAGGGCAAGCCGGACGATGAACCCAAGGGCGACCTGATCAAGGTGGAAGCCAAGACGGATTCGTTCTGGCGCGCCGGCGCGAAGTGGAGCCGCAAGGCCCGCGTGGTGCCCGTGTCCGCGTTCACCGAGGCGCAGCTGCAGCAGCTCAAAGATGAGCCGCTGCTGGTGGTCACCCCGGTGGACAGCGAAACGCTGGACGACGACTAAGCCATGAGCTACGCCACCCTGGCCGCGCTGCTGGAGCGGTACGACGAAAGCGAGATCCTCGTAATTGCCGACCGCGACCAGGACGGGGAGATCGATGAGGCCGTGGTCCAGGACGCCCTGGACGACGCCACGGCCGAGATCGACACCTGGGTGCAGGCCCGCTACACCCTGCCGTTGCCGCGCACGCCCGAGATCCTGATCCGGGTGTGCGCGGACATCGCCGTCTACCGGCTGGCGGTGCATGCGTCGTTCGCCACCGAGGAGCGGCGCCAGCGGTACGAGGACGCGGTGAAGCTGCTGCGCGCCATAGGCAATGGCTCCGCCAGTCTCGGCATGCCGGACCCGCCGAAGACCACGTCCAACCGGGCGCGCCTGGTCAACCCCAACGCACGCCGCTTCTCGCGGCGTTCGATGCGTCGGCTGACATGAGCGGCTTCGGGATCACGGTCGACAGCTCCGGGCTGGACCGGCTGCGTGAATACGCGGACCGGCTCAGCAACGTGCAGCTGCGCGACCTGCAGGAAGGCATCGGCGCGGAAGTCGAGTCGCAAACCAAGCGACGCATCGCCGAGGAGAAAGAGGCCCCCGACGGCGAGCCCTGGGCCGAGTGGTCCGATGTCCACGCCGCCACCCGCCACGCCGGGCAAAGCCTGCTGCAGGGCGAAGGCGATCTGCTCGACAGCATTCAGTATGAGATCTCCGGTGGCGAGATCCGCGTCGGCAGCCCGCTGGTGTACGCCGGCGTCATGCAGCACGGCGCCAAGCGCGGCGAGTTCGGACAGAGCAGCCGGGGGCCGATTCCCTGGGGCGACATCCCCAGCCGCGAATACCTGGGCCTGTCCATCGAGAACGAAGACGACCTGCTCGACCTGGTCGAGGACTACATCGAACACGAGGTAACGCCGCTATGAGCCTGGCCACCATCCGCACCGCCATCGTCGACACCCTGCGTGCGAGCCTGCCGCCGCCCGTCAAGGTGGACGCCCACGGCGGCCGCTTCGATGGCGGCGAGCTCAAGCGTGTCTCGATGCACCCGCCCGGCGTGTACGTCGCGGTGCTCGGGTTTGAGCAGATGGGACAGACCAACAGCTACCAGCTGACGCTGGCCGCCTACCTGATCACGTCGGACAAGCCGGGCAGCGCCCGGGGCGAGGAAGCGCTGCTGCTCGCCGACTCGCTGCGGGCGGCCGTCAAAGGCAACCACTGGGACCACGACCAGGCCGAGGGCCTGCCGGAACGCATCAGCGGCCGGAACCTCTATGGCGCCTCCATCGATCGCCACGGCATCGCGATGTGGGCGCTCAGCTGGCGCCAGCGTTTCGAACTGTTCGACGACGAGGATCCCGGCCAGGCACTGAACGACTTCATTACATACCACGGCGAGATCGACGTGGACGATACACAAGACGGAGAACCCGCCGTGGTCGACACCGTCGAGCTTCCGCAGGAGTAGAGCATGAGCAAGCGCGTTTACATCAAACCCAAGCAAGGCCTGGTGGTGCGCGACCCCGCCACCTTCAAGCGGCTGCCCGAGGAAGGCGGCTGGGTGACGTGGAACAGCTACTGGACCCGGCGCCTGAACGACAAGGACGTCGTCGAAGCCAAGCCGCCCGCCAAGCCGGCGAAGGCTAAGCCGGCGCGCGCCGACACCGCAGCGAGCGAGGAGAAATAAGCGATGGACTTCAACCAGATTCCCGACGACCTGCGCGTGCCGCTGGCGTACATCGAGTTCGACAACAGCCGCGCCAACACCGGCGCCGTCACCAGCCAGCACCGCCGCCTGGTCATCGGCCAGATGCGCAGCAGCGGCACCGCCACCGCCGGCGAGCTGATCCGTGTGACCCGCCCGGACCAGGGCCAGCCGCTGTTCGGCGAGGGCTCCATGCTCGCCGAGATGGTGCGCGCCACCCTCGACACCGACCAGTTCATCGAGACCTGGGCGATCGCCCTGGAAGACGACGCCGCCGGCCAGGCCGCAACCGGCAGCATCCAGATCAGCTCACCGCCCACCGCCGCCGGCACCCTGGTGCTCTACATCGCCGGCCAGCGGATCCGTGTGGGCGTGGCGGCCGACGACGAAGTCGCCGACGTGGCCACCAACGCGGCCGCCGCGATCAACGCGCTGGGCCGTCTGCCGGTGACCGCCTCCGCCGCCACCGACACCGTCACGCTGACCTGTCGCTGGAAAGGCGCGACGGGTAACGACATCGATCTGCGCGCCAACTATTACAGCGGCGAAGAGCTGCCGGCCGGCCTGGCGCTGACGTTCACCGCGATGAGCGGCGGCACCGCCAACCCGGATATCGCCCCGGCGATCGCCGGCATGGCCGGCACCTGGTTCAAAACCGTGGTGATGCCCTACACCGACACCGCCAACCTGGACGCCCTGGCCGCCGAGCTGGAAGAGCGCTGGGGCCCGATCAAGGCGTCTGACGGTGTCGCCTACGCCGCGTTCCGGGGCACGCACTCCGAGACCGCAACCTTCGGCGAGGGCCGCAACGACCACGTGATGAGCTACTTCCCAGCCGGCGGCTTCCTGACGCCGCCGTGGATTCTCGCGTCGGTGAACGCGGCGGTCGCCAGCTACTACCTGAACATCGACCCGGCCCGCCCGCTGCAGAGTCTGCAGCTGCCGGGCGTGCTGCCGCCGGCGGCGTCCGATCGCTACTCCGTGACTGAGCGCAACCTGCTGCTCTACTCCGGCATCTCGTCCTACAGCGTGGATGCGGCCGGCGCGGTGCGGCTGGACGCGCAGATCACCAACTACCAGGTCAACAGCTACGGCAACGAAGACCCGAGCTACCTGTACGTGAACACGCCGGCCACGCTCGGCGCGCTGCGCGACCGCACACGCAACTGGGTCACCCAGACCTTCCCGCGCCACAAGCTGCGCGGCAACGGGCCGATCCGCCCGGGCAGCGCGATCGTCACCCCGGAAATCTTCCGCGACGCCTACTACGGCGGCGTGGCCAAGCCGGCGGAAGACGACGGGCTGATCGAGAACGCCCGCCAGCTGGTCGACGAGATGATCTGCGAGATCGACCAGAACAACCCGAACCGCCTCAACACCCTGACCCGGCCGGACCTGGTGAACCAGTTCCGCTTCTACGCGGAACGCATGCAGTTCCGCGTTTAAACCCTCTGTAAGGAGAGCATCCAATGCCACGTCTAATCGGCTCCGCCCAGATCGAGTTCGATGGTGCCGTGCTCCGCGTTGAGCAGGGCAACGCCACCTGCTCGCTGGGCGGGCAAATCGGCCAGACCCACATGGGCCAGGGCCGGGTGAACGGCCACAGCTATTCCACCGAGCCGGGCCGCCTGGAGGTCACCATCTCCGTCGCCAAGGGTGAAAGCGTCGCGCAGTACCTGGGCAAGGAAGGCACGGCCGTGTTCCGCGCCGACACCGGCCAGCGC